GTTTGATGAACGCGAGGAAGAGTGGCTAGATAAATACGATCTAGTACGTACGGGTGTCGAATCTCAATCTGGCGTTCTGCCATATAGGTTTGAAACTAAAGTTGAACCATCTTCTCAGGAGACTGCATTGATTTCATCTTTTATGGCTAGAGCCGAACTCCACGGTATCGTTTTGCTCGCTCGCGAATATACATTGAATGGTGGTATTACTTACGGGGACATCCTTGCCCGCTACGGTGACAGATTGTTATGCATCGAATTCAAACGCCAGCGTTTGGAAGAAACTTTTCAGCAAGCGCAACGTCAGGCCAGACAAGTTCGGATGTTACTTTGGCAAGATCCCATGCCCGGGGTTGTTGCCGTACATCCTATTGCAATCAATATCATCCAATACAAAGGTATTGAACACCTTCCCACAGGTCTTAAAGAAGTGATTGAATCATGTGTGAGACACTTACACAGACCACTGATGTCGTAAAACTCTAAGCGCTAGCTGCATCTAGTTGTTACTCTTATGAGAATGTGCCTTTGTATATTAGTGATTTAGTGAATAGTGTATATATTTATCGTTCTGCATACTTGTTCATACCCTGTATACATTCGTAATTATAGAACCTTACTCTTGCTGCGTCATGGCTTCACGCGTAGTTGAGAGTTTAAACATAGTCGTCAAGCAGGTATTTCAATTTCAACAATTAAAGACACGTTATTGCCATGTCTCAAAAAGGCAATGTGTGGGGGAGAGCCTCGTAATACCCACGTTGAGAGGACAACACCAGTTCATATACATAGGACGCGCAGTGGAACCTTAGATTTAGATGTCGGCACGCACCCCATTGATTTTTCAACGTTGGGCGTTAGTGCCTATTCGCAATCTGGTCCACTTGAAAGAACCGTAGGACTCACTGGTAAGTATACGCCTAATTGGGCATTGGAAAAACCACCGGGAGCTGACGTTGATGTTAGTTATATGACTTTCATCAGGTACATCAAATCCTTCACCAAAACTGCAGAAGACGAACCCGACAGAGTGGTACGCGGCCAATGGAATGATGGTTTGCGTAAGTATACTAGTGGGTCTAAATACTTTAAAGAATGGAAGGCTAAACAATTGGCAGCTTTTACATCTGACCCAGATGAGCAATATCTTAAGATTCCTGAGTCAAGTGCAATTTCGCAGTCAGGTGAAATGCGTCAAGAGGATGCAACAACCACCACGGAATCAGAGGTTGAACAAACTGTGCAATTCCAAACTGATATAGACCAAGTGAAGGTGGATATTTCCACTGCCGTTGACAGTACTAGGTTGCAAGCATCAGTTAAAAATGCTGAGTTAGGAGAGTTTTTATCCCGTCCTTTGCGCATTGCTTCGCACAACCTTACCAATGGATTTTATTTGAATGTGTCTTTTAATCCATGGCACGATTTCCTTTCTAATCCAGTGGTTATGAACAAGCTCCAGAATTACTCACTGATAAGAGGCACTATGCACGTTAAGTTTTTAATTAATGGTGGGCCTTTTTATTTCGGTAATATCATTTGTGCCTACAAACCACAAGGTGCAGGTTTTGATCTTGTGCAAGGCAATGGTCCTAACATTGCATATTCTCTTTTTAATCGAGCTATGCTTTTGAGTCAGAGGCAGCACCTGATACTCAACCCTACTAACAGTCAAGGTGGTCAGCTCACATTACCCTTTTTCCACAAAAAGAATTATTTAGATCTTATTGATCCTACGGATATTCTGGATATGGGCGAAATCACCATGCTCTCATTGGCGCCTCTCGACAGAGCGTTAGGCGCGTCAGATCAACGTCAAATTAACATAACTGTTATGGCATGGATGTCGGATGTTGAGTTGGCTGGACCCACCACTCGCGCTATTTTCTCGCAATCAGGCACAGTGAAAGATGAGTATGGAAAGGGTATTATTTCCAGACCAGCCAAAGCTGTTGCCAGGATGGCTGGGATGTTAGAAACTGTACCAGTGATTGGACCCTTCGCGACCGCTACTGGCGTGGCAGCTGCAGGAATAGGATCTATAGCGCAATTGTTTGGCTTTTCTCGTCCCATTAATGTATCTGCAATTGAGCGCTATAAGCATCAAATGCACGGTATGCTAGCTCCGAGTTCCATAGATGAGGCCGTAGAGAAGTTGTCGTACGACCCTAAGCAGGAGTTGACAATCGACCACAATGTAACTGGAGCTCGATTGGATGATGAAATGTACATTAAAGCGATTACTTCCAAGTCAAGCTTAATTGCACCAATCAATTGGTTTGCCACTGCTAATGAGAATTCGTTGCTTTGCACAATTAACGTTAACCCTTGTCATTGCCGACCACATAATGATGGGACTACGGAATATGGTACTGAGTGGGTTCAAACTCCTCTGGCCCATGCCACATGGCCTTTTAAGTATTGGCGTGGTGGTATTAATTTTCGCTTTCAGGTCAATTGTAGTGATCTTCACAGAGGAAGATTATTGATAGTTTACGAACCTCGAGGCTTTGTCGGCACCCAGGTCCCTGACACTAATACCACTTTTTCTCGTATCATTGACATAGAGGAGACCAAGGATTTTACGATACCTGTTTACTGGTTTCAGGAAAAATCATGGGCAAAGGTGCCGGATTCCCCGACAGCGTTAGGCATAGCCACAGGTTCTAGCATTCCCCTTGACCAATCTGAATTTTCAAATGGGCAATTACGGATTTATGTTCTAAATGAACTCACTAGTCCAGATGAAGATTTAACAAATAAGGTTACTATTCTCGCTTTCATTAGTGGGGCGGAGGATTATGAAGTCGCTGTGCCCGACGATTATATGATCAAAAGGACAGCATTTGGGGGAAGCTTTGTGCACACTACATTGGAAGTGAATCAGCCTTGGTCGCAAAGCGGGAGTATTGCCGATGTCTCATCACAAAGCGGTATGTTGAATAATGCCAAAGCTGCTCAACATTCTAAGCCAGGTCATGCTGGCTCTGAAATGTTGGAACCCATAGGGGAACCTAGTGCTTCCAATGCATTATCTTTAGTTTACCATGG